ATATTTTCAGCAACATTTTAATCGAATTATATGGTCAGTCACAGGTTTCTGTAGATTTATATAATTCAAATTCAGACATTCAGATTGTGAATGGTAAAAACTTAAAGATTCCTAAATTATCAGTAAGTGGATATAAGGACCATACAAGAGGTAGTTTAGGTTTTAACACAGGTTCATATTCAAATGAGTATGAAACAAAGACATTAGATCACGACAGAGATATTGAGTTTGTAATCGACCCGGTAGATGTTGATGAAACTAATTTAGTAGTAACAATTGCAAACATTCAGAAGAGATTTGAAACAACTCAGGCTATTCCTGAAGCAGACTGCTATACATTTAGTAAGCTTTATTCAGAAGCTAAAAGAGTAGGTGCAAAGATTAAGACAACAGCTCTTACAACAGCAAATGTTCTTTCAGATTTTGATGATAACTTGGAAGCTATGACAGATGCAGGTGTCCCACTTGACAGAGTTATTCTTTATTGTACACCAGCTTACCTTAAGTTGCTTAAGAATGCAGAGGGTATTCAGAGAACACTTGAAGTAAGCGGAGCAAAGGGAATCGACAGAAGAGTTCACTCTATCGATGATATTGGAATGATTAAGGAAGTTCCATCAGCAAGATTTAAGTCCAAATATAACTTTACTTCAGGATGTACAGCTGATGTATCAGCGGTTCAGATGGATTACATGTTAATTGACCCTGAATGTCAGGTATCAAGAAACAAGTATAGTTTCATTACAGTATTTGAACCTGGAACAGATTCAAGAACTGCGGACAACTATTTATATCAGAACAGAAAACTTAATGGTACATTTGCTATTGATGAACTTATGAAAGAGGGATGTATCATTCATGCAGCAGCAGAATAGGAGGCAATACCATGAGAGCGGTAAAGGATAATAAGGTATATAACATATCTGAAATGCAGAAAGATGAATATCTTACATTAGGATATGATATTTACGATGATGAAGGTAAACTTTTAGAACACTCACCTAAGACTACAGTTTCATATGCAGAATATGAAAAGGTGGTTAAAGAAAGGGATGAGTTGAAAGCTCAGCTTAATAAAATTTCAGGTGACAAATTCTCTGCAATGGAAGTGGATGAATTAAAAGCATATGCTACAGAACATGGAATTGATTTAGGTAATGCCACATCAAAAGAAGGAATTATCAAAAAAATCAAAGCTAGTAATGCAGAATAGGGGGTGAGCCTATGGCTTACACCCCTTATGTGTCTTTGGAAGAATATTTGAAAACTGCCAGAGAGTTAATACCACAAGATGATGTTGATAAGATGCTGAGGCAGGCAAGCAGACATATTGATGCACTGACATTTAATAGAATTGTTGCCAAAGGATTTGATAATCTTACGGAATTTCAAAAAGATGTGATAAAAGAGGTTGTATACAGACAGGCAGAATTTGAATATGAAAATGAAGACATGATTAATACTGTATTATCAAGTTATTCACTTAATGGAGTATCAATGAATTTTGGTAGTTCATGGAATTTATATATTGAGGATGGAGTCGCAATTAGAAAAGATTTATATGCTTTATTAGAGCAGACAGGGTTGTGCTGCAGATTGGTAGGTGTGTAATGAAATATCCTAATTTGGTACCAAAATCGATGTGCAAGACAGATATAAATGTAACTATTTATAAAGAAGGAGTATCTGAAACAGGTGCTCCTTTAATTGCACTTAATGATGAATTAAAGTGTAATTATCAGGACATGGCATATACAAAAATGACTGCAGAACAGAAGATAGTAACTTTAAGCGGAAAAGCTTATTTTTGTGGAGATATATGCCCGGAGCAGGCTGTTATAAGTAGTGGGAAAGTAACAGTGTTTGGAGTGGAAAGAACAATATATCAGGGAACAAAAGCAAGAAATCCGGATGGAAGTGTAAATTATACGTTATTGGAGTTGGTGTAATATGAAAGTAAGTTCAACTATCAAATTGAATATGGGTAGGATAGCAAAATTAACAAAAGCACAAAGAATGGCATTAGAAATGACTGCGGAAGCAGTACATACTGATATGGTTCAGTCTCAGGTAATTCCATTTGATACAGGTAATTTACAGAATACACAGACTTTTGTAGATTATTCTGACAGTTCAAGCGGAAAGATTACAATTGCTTTTAATACTCCATATGCAAGAAGATTGTACTATCATCCTGAGTTTAATTTTACAAAATCAGAAAATCCAAATGCAAAAGGCAGATGGGCAGAGGATTATCTTGAAAATGGTTCAAAAAAGGATTTTGCACGAAAAACATATAAACAATTGTACAAAAAACTTGGACTGAACATTATTACATGGGAAAGGTAGATAACAAGCAGGATAAATCTGTTGGAGTATATCAGAGAAGAACATCTGATCAGCCAAGAATGTGTATAGGTGAAAAGTCATCATATGACATTAAACCTGTATCAATACTTCTGCATTGGTCTAATGATGCAGATGAAACAGAAGAAAAAGCGATGGCTTTATGGAATGTTTTAAGAAGCCAGACAAATGTAACAATTAACAATGTTCATATCCCTTACATAAAGTTACTTAATTCAGAACCTATAGATGTAGGAACAGATGAAAAAGGAGTATACGAAAGGGTTATAGAAATAGATTTTTATTATTCGAAAGGAGTATAACATGGCAGCTAAGGATTCAGGAGTTTTTCCAGTGTATAAAAATGCCTTTCAGTTAGGTGCAGAGGAAGGCAACTTAAACAGTATAGCTGATATGGAAAGTTTTTCAGTGTCATTTGACAACGGTGTAGAAAATTGGACACCAGTGGACACAGAAGGATGGCAGAGAGGATTAATGACAGCAAAAGCATTAACTATTTCAGTATCAGGAAAACGTAATGTAGGAGATGCAGGGAATGATTATGTAGCAGGTAAAGCGTTCGTAAATGGCAGAGATGCAGAAGGAAATTTTCAGTGGACATTCCCTGATGGGACTACAGTTCTTTTGAAAAATGCAATATTTAATGTAACAGCACTTGGAGCAGGTGACAGTACAGCAGTAGGACCACTTGAATTTGATGTTCAGAGTAATGGTAAGCCGGTTGTAACACCAGCAATTTAGAATTAAGGAGCAGGGTTAAAAGCCTTGCTCCATTTTAGTATTAGGAGGAATATAACATGTCAAAGATTATTGATATTACAGATAAATTAGATTTTGAAGAAAACCCAAGATTAAAAGTAAAAGATATAGAACTCGAAGTTGATGCAAGTGCAGAAAACTTATTGAAAGTAATGGGTCTTGCAACAGATGAACCAACGGCTAAGGATGTTCTTGAAATGTGTGAAATCATATTTACAAAAGAAAGCAAAAAGAAATTAGATTCTTTACATCTTAATTTCAAAGACTATAACACTGTAGTAATGGCTGCAATTAATCTTGCGTCCGGAAGTGAGAATGAACAGTCGGGGGAGTAGATACATTCTATGACCTGATAGATGATTTTGACCTCATAGTGAGTTCTTTTGCATCTCAGTATGGAATAAGGCTGGCAGAATTAAAAACAATGCGGTGGAGTGAATTTGTGAGCTTGCTAATAGGAATTTCACCTGATACGGCATTGGGAAGAATCGTGTCTGTTAGAGCAGAAACAGACAAAGACATAATAAA